TACCCGGAAGCTTCATAGATAGATAATAAGCTAAGCCAGCTACGAGCGCAGGTAAGAAGAGATAAGGTATATCTTGCGTATTAACGCCATTACCAGCGTCTTGCATTCTTCTTAAGCGCCAGTACACAAATGTATATTGGGAATCAGGAGCTTGCGGTGTAGGCCACACATTGATCGTTGGACTAGCTACACCTGTAGGAGTTGTTGCTCCTGATTGTCTGTTTATCCACACTTGGATAGGTTTACCTAGTGCATTCTTATTAGGGATTGTCGAGTAAGTAGAACCTGAAATTCTTGATATAGTTATATCGGATTGGTTTTGACCTGAACCTGTACGTATTACATGGTCTAGTAAGTCAACAGTATCTATAGGCAGCGGGTATACAGCAACCCCTGTGTTAAGGACAATCTGTCCTTGCTCCACGCACCACAGATTTATACCCTTATTCCCCCACTCTATTAGGAGTAAGTTAAGAGAACGTCTAGCTGTCTTAAAGTCATAACCACTACGAAGTTCAGAGCCCGCACGTTCAAAGGCTTCTTCAATTATTTCTGAGAGGTCTATATTAAATAGTGCAGTTCCAGTAGTGGTCATTTCTTAGCCCGTTTGTTTTTAGTAAGAGGAGGAAAGCTTTTAGCTACTCCCCCTTTCTTATACATCTCTACAGCATTGGGATTGTCCTTACGGATAATCTTTTTACCTTTAGGCATCTTACTAGGGTTAATGTCGCCCATACCCCGTGAAGCCCTCATTAGCAAATCCGACCTTTTGTTTTACCACGTTGAGCAATACCATCACCACGGGATGCTGAAGACTTAACCATACCGCCAGTTTTCATACAAGATGATTTAGATTTAGCTTTAACAGAACCGCCTTTTTTCATATGTTCATTATCTTTAAAAGCCCCTCTTTTTTCAAAGTACGCTCTATCAGCATTAATACGTTTTTGTCTATCGGCATCTTCAGTATTTGGAACTAATGCTTTAGTTATACGGGCACTTTGTTCTGCATCACTTAAATTAGTGCCATACTTAGGTGTTGCTTTTTTAGCAGGAACTAATGCTTTAGTTATACGTCTAGCTTGTTCTGCATCACTTAAATTACTGTCATACTTAGAAGACTTTTAGCAGTAGCTGCTAAATCTGCAGGGCTAAATGTATCATTCTCTTCATCAGATACAGTGGGTATATCTTCCCATTTAATCTTTGGATTACTTGGTTTATTGTAATATTTAGTAGCCATTATACAAACCTACCTTTTGTTTTACCACGTTGAGCGCAACCATCGGCCTTAGAAGAAGCTGAAGATTTAACTGAGCCGCCTGATTTATAATACTTTGAGCCACTAAAGTCTTTACTAGGGGAATCTCCTAAACCGAACTTCTTACTTAACTCAGCATCACGTTTAGATTCACGTTGATCCTTTGCTAAATCTGCCATTTTACGTTGTTCATTAGCATTTAGTACTTCAGTTTTATTTGCATCAGGTTCTACTTTTTTAGCAGCCATTAGACGAATTTCCCTTTAGTTTTACCTTTAGTTGCAACGCCGTCAGCAGCTTTTACAAAACCACCAGCTCTATAACATTTACCACCAGCTTTCATCTTTTTCATTGGTTCAGACTTCTCACCTTTAGCGTATTGCATAGGGGTGATCTTACCAGACTTAATAGCTTTAGCTTCTTTAAGCTCTTCGCTTACAGACTCTTTACCTTTAAATAACTTTTTTGGATCAAACTTTTTAGCTGCCATTTTACCACCTACTTTAAATGATTTACCTTTATCAGCGGCAGCAAAGTCTTTTCCTACCGATTGCGGAACACCCGCTTTTTTCGCCATTTTAGGAGAGTGAGCAATCATCTCCATAAAGTTATGTTGTTTCTTTGATTTACTTGGCACCGCACTTCCACCTTTTTAATGAGGCTGCTTTTCGTGTAGGTTTACCGCTTTCGTCCTTCATAGGACCCGGCATACCTGACATTCTAGCACAAAATGATTTCTTTCTTGGGCTGCCTTCTGGTTGAGGAGCCTTTAGATTAGAGCCTGTAGCTGCATTATATTTTTGTCTACCTTTTGCAGTCAAACCAGCGCCCTTAGACACAGGTAACTTTTCCCCTCTACCAACTGATAAGACTGGAGCTTTTTTAGTAGCCATTAGTGTTTAACCATATCAATAAACCAAGTAATAAGAGTAGCTACAGATGCGCCAATACCACCGACTACTAGTAATAACTTCCATCCACCTTTAGCTTCAGATAAAGTTTTGCTTATTTCTCTAATAGCATCTTTTATCTCTTCCATGTCTTTAGTCATTTTGTCCATGTCAGTTTGAAGGTGCCTTATATCTGCACTATGAGTAGCAAGTTCTCTTACAGTTTGCATTGCCGGATCATCTACTCTTTGCTGTTCCATACCTTAGCCATATACTACAGTTACACCCAAAGGTGCCACAGTTCCGGGGACATAAAACATACCAATATTAAATAATATACCTTGTCCGGGCATTATCACATTGGTTAAGTTAGAATTTGTACCTGTATCTAAAACTAATAAAATTGGACCTGTAGCAGAACCATCTCTAAATGTGACTGTACCAGCAGTTGCACCACTAGCAATAATAACAGCTTTCATACGGTATCTACCTGATACCACTAACTCACCACCTGATACTACAGAAGCACTGGAGTGAGCCGATTTGACGTCTGTTTGCATAGCCATAATTAATCTCCTAAATGTGTAAAGTTAAGGGCGGGTTTATCCGTTCTCATTTAAGGCTAAGGTCGATCAACTCTAGCCCCCTTAGATTAATTATTATGCAGTGAACGCAGTGTTACGGTCATCAGGTTGCATGTATTCAATTACCACATCAGTAATACCCGCAGTAACAGGCGTACCTAGAGTAAGAGTAGCAACAACAGTACTAACAGGCGCAGTTCCAGTATCAGCAGAGGTTAAAGAAGTGGGGGTTATAGGCCAAAGCACAGTTGGTACAGCTAAAGCATTAGCTGCTGTAAGAACACTTGAAGACGCCGCGTACTGGGTTCCAGCAGCTACGTTACCAACAGTTACACCTGCAGTAGTTGCAGTATAGCCAGTAGAAGTAATGAAACTTATATTATTAATCCTAGCACCAGCTGGTAGATAGATTGTTTTTGAAGTGGTTACGTTTTCAGTAAATGTAACCACTTGTACCATTTGTACAAAACCTACATTTTTATAGGTGTTGTTTGCAATGGTACCAGCTTTAATTGGGCCTGAGAATGTAGTACGTGACATAGCGATTTCCTTCATAGAAAGTATAAAGCTTGGTCGTCTTCTATGCGTCTGCCCGGGCAGTCTACCAAGCCGGATATTCCGGGTATTAGGGTACTTATACTACGGATTTATTATTCGTGCAAGTTTATTTTACATACTCAATTCGCATATCTTTAAACTTACCTTTAGAAATAGGTGCTCTAGACTTTAAAGCCCTATTTACTTGGGGCGGCGTCATATTTAAAGCGGTGCGTAATGCACTTATACTAGCATATTCTGTAGCTTCACCTTTATATACAACTGTTACAGCTTTACTTACTTTATCTACAAACTCTTTACTTCTAGGTTTGCCAAAATTAGGGTTCCCTGCGCCAGATAATGTAGCACTAATCTTTGCACGTACTTCTGCCGACTTAGGTTTACCTATTAAAAATGTGCGTATCTTTTCTTTAGATTCTTCTTTATGTTTTTTACCTTTCCAACTTTGTGCCACTAATTCTTCAGGAGTTCTTTTTCTACCCCAAGTTGGGCTTAGTTCACCGCACATCCCTAACATTGGCGCTACTGCATCAGTTCCTATATTATAACAATACATACCCCCCACATGTTGTTTTAACCACACATTTTCAGCAGCCAATGTGTCAGTACCATCTGCTAACTCTTCAACAACTACGAAAATAAAATTATCTTCGCCATAGTTATTCCATGCATTTTGTAAATATCTATTGTTATGTTTGTTGTGTCTAAGTTCGGAAAAATGTTTAGCTTTTCTTGTACGAAGATTTACAGAACTTCCAACATAAAATTTGTTATTTACTAGATTTATTATTTTGTAAATACCACTAGCCATATACTACCCCTAATTAAAGAAGTAACTAGTGTAACTGAAGTGAACTAGTAACGCAACTAATATTAAAAAAGGCCTCCGAAGAAGCCTTTAATTTACTCTAAGTAGTTGATTTTATTGACTATGCGCCAGTAGAACCGTACATCGAGAGCGGGTCACTCCATCCGAAGCTGTAACGCTCCCTGCTGCGATACCTTACATTTCCAGTATCAAAATCACCGCTCATGTCATTAGTGATAGGAGCACGAACAAAATGCTTCATACCATTAGGTACATCAGTAGTTAAGAACCAAGCATTGCTATCAGTCAAGAAATGGTTAATAGCATAACCTTGTGGAATAGAACCGTTGTTTTTCAATGCGTTTAAGTCATTGTCAGCAGTTCCTACACGTTGCTCAGTTTCCAACAAACGAGTTGCAACGAATTGCAATGCAGGTGGAACGATCAACTTTTTAGGTTTAGCAGCAATCAACAAGCCACGCTCGTCAGTCCATGCAGCGATTTGGATAACAGCCGCTTCTAAAGAAGTTTCGTTTAAATCAGCAGGAGTAGAAGGAATGTTGCTGTTAGTAGCGCCATTAACTAAAGGATGAGCAGATGAGAACAACGCAA